TATGAAGGTTCTAACTTATCTTCAATTATTGATCTGTTAGCATATAACACATATATCAATTCATATAATGCTAACATGGTGACCAATGAGGTCTTCATTGATAGTGCTACATTAAGAGAGAATGTAGTATCATTAGCAAAGAACATTGGATATACACCAAGACCAAGACGTGCAGCAAAAGCATTAGTTTCATTTGCTGTTGATGTTGGTGATACAACAGCAGTTTCTGTAACACTTAAGAAAGGTATTGTTGCTACAACTGCTGCAACCTTTGGTGGTACTAACTATACATTCTCAATACCAGAAGACATTACAGTAGGTGTTGATGATGCTGGTCTTGCACTCTTTGATTCAATTACAGTCTATGAAGGTGTTTATATTCAACAACAGTTTTCTGTAAGTGCCAGAACACCCAATCAAAAGTACATTCTTACAAACAGTGGTATTGACACTAACTTAATTAGAGTTAATGTTAAAGACTCAGCAAACTCCACTATTGTAAGAAAGTTTACACAATCCAAAGGATTGTTTGATGTTAAGAGTGATTCACCTGTATTTTACTTACAGGAGGTAGAGAATGAAAGATATGAAATCTTATTTGGTGATGGTATCTTTGGATTACCAGTACAAGAACCAAATGTAGTGCAGGTTGGTTATATTGTATCTAATGGAGAGAATGGAAATAATCTTTCAAGACTGTCCTATGCTGGTCAGTTAGTTGATAATAATGGTGCATCAATAACAACCAATATTACAACTATGGTTGTTGATCAACAAAGTTATGGTGGGGCACAGATTGAAAGTGTAGACTCAATTAAGAAGTATGCACCACAGATTTATGCTTCTCAAAATCGTGCTGTTACCACAGTTGATTATGAAGCAATGATTCCAAAGATCTATCCTGAAGCAGAATCAGTTTCTGCTTTTGGTGGTGAGGAATTATCACCCCCTAAGTTTGGAAGAGTATTGGTTGCTGTAAAACCAATTAATGGTGTTTACCTTTCAAGCACTGTAAAGACTGATATTCAACGTCAACTTAAGAAGTATTCAGTTGCTGGTATTATACCAGAGATTGTTGATCTGAAGTATCTGTATGTTGAAACTAATTCATATGTTTACTACAATGAGAACAAAGCACCAAGTGCAACAACTGTAACTGGTGTCTGTAGAAACAATGTCAATGCATATGCAGATTCATCTGAATTGAATCAGTTTGGTGCAAGATTTAAATATAGTAAGTATCAGAATGTATTAGACAATAGTCATACATCTGTCACCTCCAATATCACAACAGTCAATATGCGCAGAGACCTGCAAGTTGTATTAAATGCATTTGCAGAGTATGAGATTTGTTTTGGTAATAGATTCCATATCAAGAATCATGGTCATGGAACACATGGTGGTGAAATTGGTTTTAATATTAAATCATCTGGTTTTAAAGTAGCAGGTATTTCTGATACATTATATCTTGGTGATAGTCCAAATCAAGATTTAAAGACTGGTACAATCTTTATGTTTAAACTGAACTCTGATACTGAGTATGTAATTGTAAAACAAGATGTTGGTACAATTGATTATGTTAAAGGTGAAATTATGTTGTCACCAATTAATATCATTTCTACCGTAGTAAATAGAGGTGAGTCACTCATTGAAATCTCTGCTACTCCTTACTCGAATGATGTAATTGGAAAGCAGGATCTATATCTTCAACTTGACACTTCTAATGTGTTCATTAATGCTGTAACAGATGAAATTGCATCTGGTGATGATGTTTCAGGAAGTAACTACATTGTTACTTCTTCCTATTCAAATGGAAAACTTGTAAGAGGAAAGGAGATCTTATCAACTTCTCCAACAGTTAGAGTAACAACAGCAGAACTCTTAGCACAGCAACAGACAGTTACACAGCCAACTCAATCAGTTACTGTTACAACTGGGATGGATGGTTCCACAACATCAACAACAAATACATATTCTTACTAAGAAATGGCGGTAGATAGAGTACAAATTCAGGATGTATTATCATCCCAGATCCCTTCCTATGTACAGGATGATTTTCCTTTACTTGTAAGTTTCTTAGAAGAGTATTATGTTTCTCAGGAAACACAAGGTGGTGTTCTTGATCTGATTGAAAATCTTGATCAGTATGTCAAAGTTGATGAATTAACTAACTTAAAAACAGAAGCAACACTGTCTGCTGATGTTAGCACTAATGCAACATCAATACCTTTGTCTGCAGAGACTAATTTTACATATGGATTTCCTGAAACTAATGGTTTAATACAAATTGATAATGAAATCATTAAGTATAGTACTAAGACAGCAACTTCCTTAGAGGGGTGTATAAGGGGTTTCAGTGGGGTTACAGAGTATGTTGATACCCTTGTACCAGATAAGCAAACATTTAAAACATCTGTACCTTCAACACACAAAGCAAATGCTACAGTTAAGAATTTAAGTATTCTTTTCTTACAAGAATTTTTTACAAAATTAAAAACTCAAATTACTCCTGGATTTGAAAATAGAAGTCTTGCAGATAATTTAGATCAAAAAACTTTCTTAGTTGGTGCTGATAGTTTCTACAAATCAAAAGGAACTGATGAATCATTTAAGATTCTTTTTAAAGCAATCTATGGTGTTGATGCAGATATCATTAAACCCAATGATCAACTAATCAGAACATCTGATGCAAACTATGTTGTAAGTGAAGATTATGTTGTTGAAAAATATATGGGAGATCCTCTTGATCTCAAAAATAGAACAGTATTTCAAAATTCAACAAATGCAAGAGGAACTGTAACAAAGGTTGAGAAACTTAATGTAGATGGTGACTACTATCAAGTCTCTATTGATACTGGATATCAGCGTGATATTGATGTTGATGGAACAATCTATGGTAAGTTTGAACCTAACTCAAAAACAAGACTTCTTAATGATGTAAGCGTTGGTTCAACAATAATTGATGTTGATTCAACTGTAGATTTTCCAAAGTCAGGTTCTCTTGCACTTGTTGATACTAATGGTGATGTTAATCTAATTAATTACACAGATAAAAATCTCACACAATTTGTTGGTCTTACAACAACTACTAATTCTTTTTCTAAGGGTATTGATGTAAGAAAAAATGATTATACGTTTGCAAATATTGGTATAGGAACAGGAAATCAAATTAGAGTAAGAATTCTTTCTACTCTTAAAAATATTGAATATAATGAAGAAAACTTTGGTTTTAATGTTGGTGATAGAATTAGCTTAAAAACGATTGGTGTAGAGGATAATACCTTTAGATCAGATTGGTTTTACAATGTAAAGTCAAGATTGGATATTAAGTCAATAGAACTTACAAATCCAAGCAGTAACATTTATAAAGTTGAATTCTTTGATAATCATGATTTGATTGTTGGTTATAATATTGAAATTACTGATAAAACTTTAAGTTCTACAAGGTTTGGTGAGGTCACATCTTTAGACTCTGATAAAATCTTATTTGTTAAGATGGGATCAACTATTCCATCAAATACATTATCAAATACATTTACATTAGAAAATCAATTATTAAAAGGTGATTCAACTGAATTGCCCATTTCAAATTTTAATGCAAATGTACTTAATGCATATTATAAGAATGGTTCAAAGTATTTAATTGCATCAAATAGCATTCCAAACTATGAAGATGAAATTAGATGTGATGATAAAATTTTTACATTTACTGGTAGTGCAAATAATGATATTCTGACCATATCAACAAGTTCAGATCATGGACTGTTTAGTGGTGATGCTGTATATTACAATGCGAATACAATTGTAACCACAACAGTTAGTGATGGTATATCATTTACTGACACAACCATAAGCAAATTTACAAATGTAGATGAGGGTGTCTATTTTGTTAAAAGAGAGAGTGCTTTTAGTATAAAGTTAGCAAAGAGCAAAGCAGATTTAGCAAATAATAAATTTATTATTCCTGCAGGATCTGTAACTGATAATAAGTTTACATATTATCCTTTTTATGAAAAACCACTTTCTTCTCAAAAAATTTACAGAGAAATTGCTGATCCAATTCAAGAGGCAGGTGTATTTACAACCAAACCTGGAAAAACAGGTGTATTGATTAATGGTGTAGAAGTTGATAACTACAAATCATCTGATGTTATTTTTTATGGTGGAATTAAATCATTTGAAGTTTCAAGCAATGGCAAAGACTATGATGTAATCAATCCTCCAATTATCAGTGTTACAGATGCATCAGGAACTGGTGCTACAGGAACAGTTACAGTATCTGGTTCTTTATCAGAACTCAGAATTATCAATAAGGGATTTGATTTTTTAGAGACTCCTGTTGTTAACTTTGATGGAGGAAGTCCTACTACTCCTGCAGAAGCTAAAGTAAATCTTGTTGAAGTTGATCATAAAATTTCTTTCCAAGCAGGTAATGTTTTTAATAATTTAGATGGTGGTGTTGATTTAACAAATGATATTATTGGATTTACTACTTTCCACAATTTGAGAGACATTGAACAAGTCACATATGATGTAACTAAAAATCCAGTTGCTGGATTAGGAACTAATCAAACTTATTTTGCAAAAGTCATTGATGGAACAAGAATTAAATTGTTCTCATCATTTGATGAGGCAAACTTAGGAATTAACACTGTAAGTTTAACATCTGTTGGAAATGGTTTGCAGACATTCTCTACAGTTGAAAGAAAGAAAGTTGCAAGTAGTATTGTAATTTCAAATCCTGGTGCTGGTTATAAAAATCAAGAGAGGACAATTGCTGTTGCAGGTATTAATACATCATTAAATAAATTTACCATTAAAGATCATGGATATAATACTGATGAGATTATTAGATATACACCAAATTCATCTTCAATATCTGGAATCTCATCTCTAACTGATTATTTTGTAAGAAAGATTGATGATGATAATTTTTATCTTTATGAGTTAGGAACTGGATCATTAGATAGAAGATATTATATTGATAACAATATACCTGTTAATATTACATCATCAGGCACAGGATATTTTAACTATAAACCAATCACTGTTACAGTTAGTGGTTTGACAGGCGTCAATACTTCTTTTGGTCAAGAAATTGATTGTACAGTTCAACCAATCTTCAGAGGAAGCATTACAAGTGCAAATGTATCAAGTGAAGGTGTTGGTTATGGTTCTTCTGAAATTTTAAACTTTGATAGAAAACCTAATGTAACTCTTAATAGTGGTGCTGATGCACAACTTACACCAATTGTTGTAAATGGATCTATTACTGAGGTAATTGTAAACAAGGGTGGAAGTGGTTATAATTCACCACCACATTTAAGTGTATCTGGTGGAAGATATTGTAAACTCACACCAATCCTTGAAAATGGTGCAATTAAATCTGTTGTTGTTGTATTTGGTGGAATTGAATATAAGAGCGATTCATTAATTACTATTTTACCATCAGGTAATGATGGAAGTATTGCTGCGAATATTAATCAATGGACAATTAATAAATTTGAACAAAAATATAATAAAATTACTGATGATGATTGTATAATCACATCAGGATCAGTTGATAATACAACACAACTTGCTCATTTGTATGCTCCTAGAAATATTAGATCTGTTGTATATGGAAACAAGTCAAATAAAGAAAAACAATATCAACATCCTGATCTTACAATTGACAGTGGATTAGAATCTGACTCTAAGTATCATTCTCCAATTATTGGATGGGCATATGATGGTTGTCCAATCTATGGTCCATTTGGATATGACAAACCAGATGGTGGTTCTGTAAGAAGAATGAAATCTGGTTATGAGGCGAAAGTATCATCAAGTAGACCACCTCTTAACAAGTATCCTCTTGGTTTCTTTGTTGAGGATTATATTTTTACTGGTTTAGGTGACTTGAATGAATCAAATGGTAGATTCTGTGTAACACCTGAATATCCAAATGGTACTTTTGTTTATTTTGCTACCTTCCAAGAAACACCAGAAAGTGTTGGTCCATTTAAAAACTTTAGAAAACCACAGTTCCCTTACTTAATTGGAAATACATTCCAACACAAACAGAATGACTTTAACTTTAAGAAAACATCAAATCATGTAGAATATGATTTAGTTGAAAATAACTGGAGAAGAATTACTACTCCATATAAGATCAATTCAAAATTTGGTGGATACGATTATATCTTCAACTCCAATGACATCAAAGAACAAGTAATTGAAATTACTGGTGTTTCCAAAGGCAGTGTTGATTCTGTTGGTATTATTACTGGTGGATCAAATTATAAAGTAAATGAGAGAGTTGTATTTAAGGGTGATACTAATGGCAAAACTGCAAGAGGAAAAATTACAAAGATTGGTGGTAAGATAGTAAACAATATTGACATTGAAACTACTTCCTTCACAAATATTGAATTTTTGAATGTAGGTGCTCCCAACAAGTTTGTTGGATTTATGACTTCACCACACAATCTTGCAAATAATACCAGGATGAGAATTTCTGGTCTTTCAAACCATTTTGATGGTCTTGATAAGTATTACAATATTGGAATAAACACTGGTTCTTATATTCTCCTTGATGATGTTGGAACATCTGCAGCAACTGGAATTGTAACTTATTTTAGTGTTGGTGGTGCATTCCAATATCCTTTCATGAGACCAAATGATATTATTGATATTGAATCTGAGAAGGTTAAAGTATTAAACAGTGATCCACTTAATAATAGAGTAAGAGTCTTGAGAGCACAGAATGGCACAACTGGTGCTGCTCATACAGGAAATGTAAAACTCTTTCAAGATTCAAGATCATTCTCTATTAATGTTGGAGCACTTAAAACAACAAAGGTATTAAAGACTAATACTGAATTTTATTTTGACCCAAATGAGACATTAGGTATTGGTAGTGCAACAACTGTTGGTGCTGGCAAGACTATTGTATTCTCAAATCCTGGTGCTGGCATAACAAATATTTTTGTCCCAGAACAACAACTGTTTGCTCCAAATCATATATTCAAAGTAAATGATATTGTAAATTACAGAACAAACACAGGTTCTTCAATTGAAGTTTGGAATGGTAAAGCAGGTGTTGCTAAAACAACACTTGATACAATTTCAACACTTTATGTTGCACCATTTAATGATAACTTTATTGGGTTATCATCTAATAAAGTTGGAATGACAACTTCTGGATATCTTGGACTTGTTGATAATACTGTAGGACTTTACTATTTTACAGGTATTGGTACAGGTAATTATCATAGTCTTAAATCAGACTTTGATGGTGTAGTCACTGGAAAAGCACAAAGAACAAATGTTACTGTTTCTACTGCAAGTTCGCATGGTCTTTTTGTTAATGATCAAGTAATATTTAAGTTAAACCCCACAAATCAACAAACAGTTGTGGTTAAGTATGATGATTTTAATAGAAGAATTGTCTTTGATCCACAAACATTTGCTGCATCTGATGTTGATACAACTCTGAATACAATTGGTGTCACCACTAGTATTTTTAAGACAGGTGATAAAATCATTCATACCTCAGGGACACCTGCAGGTGGTTTGGTAAATGAGAAAATGTATTATGTTTATTTGGACACTCCAACACAGATTAAACTTGTTGAAGAAAAATTTGAACTTGAAAAAATCTCTCCAAATTTTGTAAATATCACTTCTGCAGGTATTGGAACTATTGCAAAAATTAATCCTGCAATTGAAGCATCATCAAATTTAAAATTTGATCTTTCTGATCCTTCATTATCATTTGTTTCAAATTCAATTAAATATCCTGCATTTGAAATGAAGATGTTTAGTGACTCACTTTTCATCAATCAGTTCTTAACATCACATAGTGCTGATTTTGAAGTACAAACATCAGGAGTTGTTGGTACAGATGGCGAACTAACACTTGTTACAAAGCATATGCCATCTGCTTTATATTATAAATTTGACAATGTAAATGAAAACTTTATTACAGAGGAGAAAAAATTAGTTATTGATGAAGATGTTATTTCAAATAATACTGTGTTTAAATCTAGTTCCTTCCTTGATGGAACTTTTACAGTAACTGGTATTGGAACAACAACTTATAATTTTGATTTAGATAATACTTCATTAACAACTTCTTTTGATAGGACAACTTCAGAATCAGAATATGAAACATCATCTACAAATGCATTTGGTTCAATCAAGTTTGTTGATTTAGTTGATAATAATTATGGATATAAGTCCATTCCAGGTATCTCTTCTATCAAGAGTGGAATTGGAACTGGTGCTATACTTTTTGCTGAGTCAACATCAATTGGTAAGATAAGAAATCAAAAGTTCCAATCTAATAACATTGGTTGGAATTATCCTACAGATCAAACTCTTAAACCAACAGCAAATCTACCTGAAATAGTTGAGGTTAATCCACTTGCATCATTTGAAAGAATTGGCATTACAACATCTGGATCTGATTATCTAGTAGCACCCTCTCTTATTGTGAGAGATGGGGTAACAAATGAGATAGTTGATTGTGAAATCAATTATGAATTAGGTGATCCTGAAGTAAATATTGTTGTAAACTCAAGAGGTTTCTATCCAACTTCACCAAGAATCATTGCAACTAACAATTCTAATGGATTTTTAATTAATGGCGTAACTCTTTCTGGAACAACTGTTAGATTGGGTCTTACAAATCAGTTTAGCAGTAATGATGAATATCCTTTCTTTATTGGAGGAAAGGTATATGTTGAGAATATAAGTATTGGTATTGGAACTACAGGAAAGGGATATAACTCAGAACAGTATAAGCACAAACTTTTTGAGGTTGTTGGTGTTAATACAAATGCTGGTGGTGCAGGTGCTTATGTTGAATATTCTCTTAAAGATGATCTTGGTGTAAATGAAGTTCCTGGAAATGTTATTTCTTTTGGTGGAGCAAGAGTCATTCCAGAAACACACCTGCCTGTATTTGAACCTATTCTAGGTAAGAATAAATTCTCTAATGATGAGACTGTAAGTTGGGGTCCAGGATTAAATGGTATTGTTGATAATTATGATGAAGATACTGATATATTAAAGATTAAGACTTCAAATGATCTTCCACTTGGTAAGATTATTTCTGGTGACTCTTCAAAAACACGTGGTATTGTTGTAAAGAAATGGGACTTTGATGCAGACATCAAAACTGGTGCTGGAGCCACTGTTAATTATGGTTGGACAAGAACAACTGGATTCTTGAATGATAGTCTTCAAAGAATTCCAAACAATGATTACTATCAGAGATTTTCATATTCAGTTAAATCTGAAGTTTCATTTGATAAGTGGGATAATGCAGTTGGTTCACTTAATCATACTGCAGGATTTAAAAAATTCTCAGATTTACAAGTAATCAGCAAAACTGAGGATCAAAATCTTACACCAAATGTAAATGACACTGAAATGTCATTTATTGTTGATTGTATTGGAGAAGGTGATCTGAACTGTTGGCATGACTTTGATCTTGCAAGAGAAAATCTGTTTGATGTTAATGGAAAGACTGTCTCAGACACAGTTTTCTTTGAAAATGTAGTTCTTAGTGATTACTTTGAGTCAAAAGGAAACAGAGTATTGAGAGTTGATGATGTAAGTGGAGAGTTTAATAGCAATGAAAGAGAGGAGGCATTCTCTGAAATTGCTGGATTTACTCCTGGAGTAAAATTTGTAAAATCACTATTCCTTGTACAAGACACAACATTTACTGATGAGAGACAATTCCAAGTATCAACTGCAATAGTTGATGATGAATTTGCATATATGACCAGTTATGCAAAGATGTATACGTTCCCAGATCTTGGTCATTTTGATGTTGCAGTAACAGAAGATGAATGGAATTTTGAATTCCATCCAATTAAATTCTCACTAAACAATTACTTTGTATCATCGTTCTCATTTGCATTTGAACCAACAGTAACTGGTGCTGGATTAACTTCATTTGGTGATATTATTCATTACCAAAATCAAGAAGTAAATGTTTCAACTGGCACCACAACAAATGTTGTCTCTGTTGGAACAAGTTTCAGATCACTGAAAGTCATGAACCTCTTAGTATCAGGAGATGATTATCATTTTGCTGAACTGAATATTATTCATAATGGTTCAGAGGTAAGTTTTGTTGAATATAATAATATTGATGAAAATTCAGATGTTTTATATGGTGGTGGTATTGGAACATATAGTGCTGCTATAAGTGGTTCTAATCTTCTTCTCAAATTCCATCCAAATACAGGAATAGCAGCAACATCATATAGTCAAATTGTTTCTACAACAGCAGGTTCTGCCAGTTTCCCAGGTATTACAACTATGAACACTGCCAGAATTGGTAGTGCATATACATCCATTGCTTCCTCTGGATCTCCAACTGCACATGTTGTGTCTCAATATGATACAGCAACTATATCTGAGAAGTATAGTGCATCTTATCAAGTTATCACAGTTGAAGATAGTGCAAATGGTGATTATGAGATGTTTGAGATTGGAGTTATTAATTCTCTAACAATACCAACACAAGGAATTACTCCATATGGTGTTGTTGAGACTAATTCCTCACTTGGAACTGTTGGAGTTTCTACATCTGGAAATTTTGTTAGGGTCACATATACTCCAAATCCTGGTATTGCTGTAAAGGTAAAATCATTCTTTGTTGATTTGAGAGAACTTTCTCCAACTGAAACATTTAACAAGATTGATCTTAATGATGGATATCTTAGAGCACAGACTGGAAACTATTTTGGTACAAAGTCAAGTGTCAGAACATCATTTGGACTTAATCATGATGGTAATCCAATTTTTGTAAGACAGTTTGATGGAGCATCAACAACTGGTGTTAATACAACAACAAGTCAGATTTCACTTCCAAATCATTTCTATCAAAGTGGTGAGGCAGTTAAATATACAATCACAGGTGTTGATCAAAGAATTGGAATTGTAACAACTGATTTTGGTGGAAGTGTTGGATCAACAAGTCTGCTTCCAACAGATCTGTTTGTTGTCAAAATTAATGATGCTCAAATTGGATTTGCTACAAATGCAACTGATGCTCAAGCAGTCAATCCAACTTTAGTTCAATTTACTAATGTTGGTGTTGGTAATTCACACTTCATTACTGCTACAAAACAAAACACTAAGGCATTGGTGTCAATTGATAATATGATACAAGCACCAATTGCCAAAACAGGTATTGCTGCAACATTATCAAATGACATCATTTTTGAAACTAATTTTGCAACAAGTGGTATTGTAACTATTGCATCAAATGATATTGTCAAGATTGATGATGAATTTATGAGAGTTACATCTGTAACTGGAACTGGAACAACAATATTTGTTCAGAGACCTATTCTTGGATCAGTAATTGGACCACATACTGGTGGATCAACAATTGAAAAATTTGTTGGTAATTATACAATTACTGGAAATACCATTAATTTTGTAGATGCTCCTTATGGTAACATTCCTTTAAGCACATCAACAAATCCACCAGATGAAAGAGATTATACAGGTATCTCTACAAGATCCACTTTCCATGCAAGAGTCTTTACAAAGAGAGGTATAGAAGGTTCTACAACTGAAACTTATAATACCAACTTTGTGCTTGATGATGTATCAAAAGGATTTACAGGAGTTGCAAGCAACTTTACTCTTAAGTCTGATGGTGCAAATGTAAGTGGAATTGCATCAAATACAGTCATGCTTGTGAATAATATTTTCCAATCACCACAAGGTGTTCAAGGAGATGAAATTGGAGAATATCAGAACTTTGAAAGTTCAGGTGTAACCACTGTTAGATTTACAGCAGGTCTTGGAACACCAACTGGGTATGATCAGAATCAAGGTGGTCTTCCAATTGGTGGAATGATTGTATCTGTTGGTTCATTTGAAGGTGCTGGATATCAACCACTTATAGGTGCAGGTGGAACTGCTGTCATATCTGCTGGAGGGACTGTTCAATCTATTAGTATAGGTAATAGTGGTTCAGGGTATAGAACAGGTGTTGTAACTGCATACAATGTGGGTGTACAGACATATAGTGGTGTATTACCTGTCTTGACTCATGTTGGTACTGCAACAATCAGCAATGGTCATGTAACTGGATTCAATATTACCAATGGTGGAGTTGGATTTACTAGTTCTAATCCACCTGTTGTTGTGATTGATGAACCATTAAGTTACAGTGATATTCCTCTTGTTTATTCTTCATCTTCATCAGGAGTTGGAACTGAAGCAACTATTAATGTAAAAGTTGGTCAAGGTTCCAGTGTAATTGAGTTTGAAATAAATGATTTTGGATATGGATTTAAGATGACTGAAGTTCTGACAGTCCCTGTAGGAGGAACAACTGGCATTCCTACTGACCCATCAGTTTCATTCAGTGAGTTTCAAATTTCTATTCAGGAAGTTTATAGTGATAACTTTAATGGATTTACACCAGGTGAATTTCAAGTTCTTGATAGAATTGATGATCTATTTGATGGAACTAAGAAAGTGTTCCCACTTACTCTTCAAAATGAACCAATTTCAATCAGAGCATCAAGAGAGTCTAACATTGAAGTAGATCAAACTATCTTGGTCTTTATCAATGATATTCTACAAGTTCCAAATGTTTCCTATACATTTGAAGGTGGAAGTCAAATTACATTTAATGAAGCACCTAAAGGACCTGGTTCAGGCATCCCAGAGGGTGATACATCTAGAATCCTTTTCTATAAGGGTGCAGGTGCCTCTGATGTTGTGTTTAGAGATGGTGAACCAACAGTCAAAATTGGTGACACAGTTGAATTAAATGCTAATATTGATGGTGGTCAAAGTATTATCTTTGATGAAGATAAGAGAGTTGTAACTGGTATAACAACAATTGATGCTGTGCAAACTAATCTTTATCCTGGTCCTGGACTTGCAGATGATAGAACTCTAACAAGACCTCTTACTTGGTGCAAGCAAACTGTAGACAGAAAGATTAATGGTCAGTTTGTTGGTAAAGATAGACCAAAATATGAACCAGCAATTTTCCCTGCTGCTTATCTAACATCATCTGTTGGTATTGGTTCTACTCTAGCATATGTTGATAGTGTAAGACCATTATTCAATATTGCAAATGAATCTTCAAATAGAGTATTCCAAAACTCTGTAACCCTTATCTCTCAAGATTCATCAAGTGATGCCACTGCAACTTCCACTGTTTCAACAGGTGGGACCATATCATCTGTTACAGTGACAGATGGTGGTTCAGGATATGATTTCACTCCTACAGTAACCATTGCAGGCATTGGTACATTAGGCACTCAGGCAACTGCCACTGCCTCTGTAACAGCAGGAGTGGTTACAAGTGTTACCATCACTAATGGAGGAACTAATTATTCCACACAACCATTAGTTTACATACAACCACCTAGAATTACAAAAGAAGTTATCAATGTTAATTCTTACACTGGTGATTATGGTGTAATTGTTGGTGTTGGAAGCACAACAGTTGGAGCACAAAAACAATTGTTCTTTGACATATACATTCCAACTGATTCATTCATGAGAGATGCAAGTGTTGTTGGAACTGCTGTCACACTCAGTAATGTTCAATCTGGTGACCTCATTGTTATTAAAGACACATTCTTATCAATTGGAAGCACATTTGCATCTGAGGTGGGTGTTGGTAATACTTTCCTTGATTGTGTTTACAAAGTTGGTTCAGCATCAACTGAAATGGTAAAAGTTTATAATGAAAATAGTGCTGGTATTACAACAGCAGTAATGAGAATCAGATGTAATGTTGATACATTTGGTCCAGGTATTGCACACACTGCAAGACCATTCATGGGTAATTACAGTTGGGGTAAGATAGTTTTTGAAGAAAGAACTAATACCAAGACTTTTGATGCATATAATGGAACTGGGGTTATTGGTATTTCAACTGCTGGTCTTGTTCAGAGAAGTGCTTCTTTGAAATTCAAGGACTACACATAATCCCCTATAAATAAACAAAAAAGTCCTAATAAAATGGCTGCGATAATAACTGATCAACTTCGTATATTAAATGCAAAAAACTTTGTTGCTGGAGTGCAATCCAGCAGCAATTCTTATTATACGTTTATTGGTTTGCCAAACGCCACTGATTATTCTTCTACTTGGGAAAGCACACCACCATCTCCAAAAGATAGTCTTGATCAGTCAAATGATTATTGGGACACAATGATTGCCTTGAAAAAGGTAACTAGTGGAGATGTAACTCAAGTTGTTTCAAAAAATACTTGGTCATCTGGAAACATCTATGATATGTGGAGAAATGACATCACAAGGTCAAATCCTTCACAACCATCTGGATCATTTAACATCTATACATCAAATTATTATGTAATGAATAGTGATTATAGAGTCTACATTTGTCTCTATAATAATGCAAGTCCAGAGAATAATTTTAAAGGAAGTCCTTCACTGGATGAACCAACTTTTACAGATTTAGAACCAAAAGCAGCAGGTTCAAGTGGTGATGGATATATTTGGAAATATCTTTATACAATCAAACCTGGTGATGCCATCAAGTTTGATTCAACAAACTATATTCCTGTTCCAAATGACTGGGGAAATACAACTGAGACTTCAACAGTAAAAGCAAATGCTGCTTCTAGTGGTCAGTTAAAAATTATTACTATTAGAAACAGAGGTGCTGGTCTTGGAAATGCTAACACATATACTGGTTTAACCATCAAGGGTGATGGAAGAGATGGTAAAGCAACTGTTGTTGTAAATGCTGACAGTAAAGTTCAATCAGTTACTGTTACCAATGGTGGATCAGGTTATACATTTGGTTCAATTGATCTTACTGAAGTGGGTATAACTGGTTCAACTAATCCAGTATTTAATGTTATCATTCCACCTCCAGGTGGTCATGGTCATGATATCTACAATGAACTTGGTGCATATAATGTTCTAACATATTCAAGATATGAGAATGATACTGAAAATCCAGATTTTATTACTGGCAATCAGTTTGCAAGAGTAGGTCTTGTTGAAAATCCTCAACAATTTGGTTCTACAACTCTTCTTTCCTCAGATAAAGCTGCTGCAACATATGCATTAAGATTGACAGGAACTGGTTATAGTTCAGTTACCTTTACTCCAGATGGAGAAATTACACAGACTGTAGGATTAGGATCTACAGCAGTTGGTAGAGTAATTTCATATGATCAGAATACTGGGGTTTTAAAATATTGGCAGGACAGGACAAATGCAGGATTTAATTCTGATGGTACTTTAAATGCTGCACCTAAATATGGATTTGTTAATATTCCATTCAATGCAAATGCACTTTCAAACACTGGAGGTAGTTTAAACATTGTTGGGGGATCTGCAACATTACAGATCAGTACTTCATTTTCAGGTATTAGTACTGTAATAAATAATAAGACATATAATCTTGGACAGGAATTTACAATGGGTGTTGCGAATCCTGAATCCAAAAAATACTCTGGTAATATCATAT